GTTGATGTATCGACCATATTCAATGGAGTTAAGTACGTATTACCACCAGGGATCGGGGTTAGATTTTCCATTCTTCGGATATCGTTGACTGATAACCACCCCCATTGACGCCCGATTGCATACGATTCATACCGTGCCTTTTGATCGCCTCTGAGTAATCCCGACACGTTAAATTCAATATATAAATCTTTACGTTCTGACGTTAATAATAAATCACGCATCATTGCCGCTTCATGACGTTTTAACCAAGGCAATAGGGTGTAAATAACAAACTGCAACCCTTGGTGCTCAATATTGCTAAATGTCGCTTTATCAAGCGATTGAATCATATGAGGCGGAACTTTATATAATCGGCAAACTTCAATTACGCCGTATTGACGGCTTTCTAGTAGTTGTGCCTTTTCGTTATCCATTGCCAATTGTTTATAAGTCATGCCCTCTTGTAGTAACGCTACTGAGAATGCATTGCGTATACCGCTATGCTTTTCTCTCCATTTATTTAAAATAGCATCGACTTTTTCTTGAGATTCAATGGGTTTGACATCACTAGGTCGTTCAATTACACCGCTCATTGTTGTACCGTTGGCAAACACCTGTGATGCATGCTGATCAACTGCAATACTCAAACCGATAACATCGGCATTAGTTTGTAGCGGTGAAACACCCACAAAACCATCAAATGAAAATGCTTTAACATGATGCATCATGTGCATGGGAACAATTTCATTGTGATCTAAAAGATTATAATAAGGTAATCCGTCAGGACCTTTTAAAACCTGAATTTTTTTAGGATTTACAGGGATTAACTCCGTTACATAACCACTACCGTCACGCTCTATTAATGAATAACTATTTCCATCAACGCCCAGATAACCTTGCTTTTGTTCATTGAATTCAAAAATAGTGTCTTTTTTGTTGGGTTGGTTATGAATTAAATCATATAAAGGGTGATCTGTTGCTCGTTCTCGCTGTCCATTTTTACCACGACGATATAGTTCACAGGGTAACTGTGCTACAGACTCTGCTAAAAGAGTAACACACGCTTGAACTGCGCTTTGTGCAAATGCTGTTTCACGATTTACCATCACCCCTGCCGAGCTTGATTTTCCAGAAATAGAGCTAATCCAACGCCAAGCTCCACTCTGTTGAATTTTATGCCCTTTGAACATTGAGGGAGTAAACATTATTAACCTTCTTTATTTTCAATTTGTTGTGAGTTAGCAATCACCTTTGAAGCAAAATATGACCACATGATAAAAATACAACCTGCAGTAATAAAACCACATGCTGGCAATATCAGCCAAGCCCCATAAGAGACTAAAGCACCGCCAAGAATACCAATTAAAAAAATAATTATGTTTAGCATAAGACATCCGTTTTTTCGTAAATAGAATCTTCATCATCTTGTTCAGATAGAATAATTCGACCAATAGCCATTATTAACGCTACCGCTCCATCAATTTTGTTTTCATTCCGCTCTTTTATCGGTCGCACAACATCATCATTACCCGGAGCGTTTTTTCCAACAACGTTACTAATACACCACGTTAAAATAGGGTTACCGTCGTGATGAAATCTGCCCGATTGAATGGCGGCCTCCAATTCTTTCATTGGATCACTTAAATTAGTAAAGTTTTGAATAATTGTGACTGGGTTTAATCCCTCGTCAGCTAGATGATGCGATAGGTTTGTTGCCCCGTGCGGATCTATCGCTGAAACTGTGACAGGATTATCTTTGTTTGACTCAATAGCGTCATGTAATATTTCACGATAATCAATTTCGGCACCGTCAGTAACATCTAGATGCCCAGTATTAATCCATTTTTGAAATCGTTCTGCTGTTTTTCTATCTTCGACATCAGCACCGTAAACAGTGTCATAGGGCACCCAAAACTGTGGAGAAATACAATAATAATGGCGTTTACCATCAATAATTCGGTGAAATAGTCTGACTCCACTGTTCATATCTAGTTTTCTGGCAAGATCATATCCGCGTATTACTGATTGCCCTTCAAATTGCTCTAACGATAAACTTTTATCTTCACAGTTTGCCCAACTGATCATATTAAAAAATGCTGATTTTGCTGAAACCCACACATTTAAATGTTTAGTCTTAAACGTATTTGCCAATCTTGCATTATTAATTGCTCGTTGTTGTTGGCTTAATAAAAAGTCACGATAAACAGAAATTCCTATATTGGGATTGGCCTTTTCAAGTGCGGATGGATCTGTCCAGTCATCGCCCTCATCAATCGTGTAAATAATGCCAAACAGTTCATCATTCGGGACTGTTGCATTTAGCATATCAATTACTTCTCGACGCTTGTCATAACAAGGACCTTCAATGTTATAACCTGCGGTTGTAATCGCCCACATCAACGGCTGTTTACGTGCACCCATACCGGTTAGCATTGTTGTGTAAAGTGAATCGGTATCATGTTCATGATATTCATCAACAATTGCACAACTCGGAGAAGCCCCGTCACCAGGATTACCAATCAACGGCTCAAAGCGTGCACCGTCTGCAATTCGGCTAAGATTAGAGGCATTTACGGTTATACCAAAAGCTTCACAAAGAAGAGGTGTTCGTTTACACATTAATCTAGCAGGACGAAAAACTTCCCAAGCTTGTTTTTCAGTCGTGGCACCAGAATAAACTTCTGCACCAAATTCATTATCCGCCGAAAAGCAGTATAACCCCGTTCCTGCTGAAATTGCCGACTTCCCATTTTTACGCGGAATTTCAGTGTACACTTCACGAAATCGACGTAAATTTGTTTTTTTATGAACCCATCCGAATACACAACAAAATATAAATAATTGCCACGGCTCTAATGTGATCGGCATTCGTTTAAATGCCCATTCGCCTTTTGTATGCGGCAATAATTGAATAAATTTACATACTTTTTCCGCAAGATCTTTATTAAATTTATATTTAAATGACTTATTTTTTTCTTGTTCTAAATCATCTAAATGCCTTTGGCATGCGTCAATTACATATTTACACGCAATAATTTTTCCTTTAACAATATCTCTTGCATATTGATTTGCAGCATTAACATTTTTATATGATTTTTTGGCCATAACTATAAATTACTAAATGGGTTATTTGATTTTTCTTTAGTCGCTAAACCAATCAATCTTTGACGGCTACTAGGATCTAAACCCAGCAATGCGCCAGTTGTGTTCATTTCAGATTCTTGTTCTTTTTTGGCAGTTAACTCAGGATTTTTTACTGGTCCACCAGTTGCGCCGATCACGGTATTACCCTGCCGAGCAATATTAATTACAGCTCTACGCCAAAATTCATATGCGACACACCATCGCTCTAATATACTCAAATCGGTAACACACAACAGACCCTCTGCACAAAGCTCTTTTGCAGTTAATTCCCACATTACAATTGCCAAATTTAACTCAGCGTCTAAAAACCATTCTGGAGCAGAAACGCCCTTTATTGGTGTGAACCTTGGTTCGTTATTATTGAGTTTTCGGTTGCCAGGATTGTTGGTTAGTTTTTTTATTGCAAGTGGTTTTGGCTTACGACCAGAGCGCCCTCTTGCACCAGCCATAATACCTCCAATTTAAAGTTGATTTTTCGCGGGTGTAAAAATTTGACTAAGGGGGCGGTACTCAGGAAGAAAAGCTACAGAGATTTGATCCCCCCTACCTAAGCCGCTCTCTTGCTGTTTTCTTCTCATGACAGTGCTTATTAATGGCACGCAGATTACTTAGGTCATCTGTTCCGCCATGAGCCTTGGCAATGATGTGATCAACGTGAGTGGCTTCTTTAACCAAACCCAATCCCTTACATTCATCACACTGACAAATATATTTATCACGCTGCAAGACTTGTTTTCTTAGCTTGTCCCAAGATGATCCATAACCTCGCTCATGTCTTGAACGACCCTTTTGGTACCTAGCCCAACCGTTCTCAGTTGGTTTGTGACTTGTACAATAACCTGACGCATCAGTTGTAACCCGTGGGCAACCTTGTTTTCTACAAGCTTTCGGTGTGCGAGCTGGCATATTAACTCCAAATTAGACAAACCAATTATGTTGAAAACAGTAACGTTTTCCTTGCGATGTTTTGTTCTTACATCCCTTCTTACTACAAACAGACCAATCGCGTTTTATTTTATTCACCTTGATCATGTATAAATGTTTATCACAATAACCACTTGCTGAATACGTACAAACATAACAGCCTTTCGCTTTACATCTCACCTCAACACCTCGATCTCGACGCCATTAGAGTTTGTTATAAAGACGCTTTCACCTTCATAAATAAACAAATATGAAAGCTCCTCTTTATCATTTTGATCATCTGTTGATAAACAAACCAATCCTATGATCATCGTATTATCATTAATGCAACGAGGAAGAACAAAAACCTTACTATCATCACGATAAACGCCTTTTTCAATTTCAGTAGCTCTCCCATAACAAATCATATGCTCTGGTCTCTCATATCCCTTTTTTTTGGCCTCGGCAATTGTTGAATCAAACATTAACTGACCAGGTCTAGCTATCACTACTGAATCACATTCGCTAATAATTGTGTTGTTATTTGTGTTTATCTTTACTGTTTGCATTATTTTCACCAACCACTTTTTCGTAAATAGTTATACATGAGTTAGCACGATTCCGCTCTTTTTCACCCCATGTTTTATATTCATTCATTAATTTAAGCGCATCTTTCCACTTAACAAGATTTTGCTCATTTATTGAAGGTTCAGGATTTTGTTTCGATATGTTATCTGGCAATGGAACGTAAGTCGGAGTTACATACTGAATTTTAGTTTGTTGAGAACAACCTGCGGCGGACATCATCAGCAATATTACTATTGCCACACTCGTCACTTTTAAGTAATGCATCCATATCTTTCTGTAATACATCATATTCACCTTGTAACTGCTCGTTTAAGTTCATATAAAGATTTGTTTCTTGCACAACTGTTTCGATTGAACTTTTTGTCAGTTCGCGCTGATATTCCAACTTACCAACATACTCTTTCTCTCGCTTCAAATCTTCTTGAGCGTAACTCAACTGTATTTTTGCAATTTTGCCCTTTAAGCGTTCAGAGTTATAAACCCAAAAACCATTACTTGAAATTAACGACACGATCAGAACAAAGATAGTTATTGCTATTTTTTTATTCATGATTACGCTCTATCAAATAACTCTTTTTCAGCTTGGCGACGTTGAGTCAAACCAAGGCTCGGTTTTTTAACGCCATTTACCCTGATTTTGTTCCACACCAAAAATTGATTAGATGCCCCTAAATAATCACCCGCATTTAATTTTCTTAATAATGTTGAACCAGTAAATGCAGTAATGCCGATATTGAAAACCAACAAAATTAGAGCATCAAATTGATTTTGATTAATCGGCACTTTAACTAATTTATTCACTGCATTTTCAAACTGAACTAAATCACCCGTTAGGAAAATTTCAGCTTGTCCGACTGTTATTTTATCGCCCTCTTTTACTCCTGAAGTATGACCCCAACCGATAGTCCAAACACCTGCTGAGCATTGGTATGCTATTAACCGTAATCCCTCAAACGACTTTAATTTAGATTTTCCATTAATGCTTGTTTTCATTCTTCCTCCGAAAATTAAATATCCTTGGCCATGTTGCATTTTTAAATGCGCCAACAACATTACCGTTGTGTGCCAACAAAACAGCCAGAATAAAACTTCTACCTAATATTTCCGTAAGATCAATTATTTTAGGTTGACCTATAAATACCAGAATAGGATCGGAAATCATTGCAAGCATTAATGAATAAGCCAAAAGAGATGGAAAGAATCTAAACTTTGACTTACCACGTCTATAGCAAAACAACACACCTGCAGATGATAAACTCAATAAAACCACAATCCATTTAAGAAGTGGTTGCACAGAGTTCATATCGAAGTTAAATAAACTAGCTAATAGATACATTAATCATCCCTCCTAGTATTGGAGAGCCATTTTATAATTGAACTAAAAATAGATTTTTCGACATCTTTATTCTCTAAAAAATACACCAGCACTTTTACAATAAATGCGGAGGACAACAACGCACCTAATGACTGATCAACAGTTAACTGAACAAATGGGACCAATGCAGCTATAATTTTCCCAACGGCATTAGATGTCGTGATACCAAGAAAAAATGACAAAATAAAATACAACCACCGCCGACTCAAACTAATATTATGACTAGATGTCATATATAGTGTTGCGCCGGCAAATGAACTAATTATTACTGGATATGCGTCAGATCCAGACACAACACCAATAGCGCACATTACCGCTAAAAATGCTGATGTAGTGGCTGGCTCTTGCATATTTTTATACCTTAATTAATTGTTTTTTAATATGAAGGGTGGCGAGTTGCAGCGATATAAACATTAAGGAAAGTAGTGGTGGAGTAGCTGTTTATATCTTCTCGCCATAATTCTGAAATAAAAAACCCCAACCAAAAAACTGGTTGGGGTCAAATGGATGCGAAAACCGCAATTTAGGCACATTTTATGTCGAGACATCTCGACAGTCAACCCCTAAATAAAAAATTCTTAAATAACTACATCACTCATTACATCATCAATTTTGGCAAGCACATAAATTTCTGCGATTTTCAATTTGTCGCCGACATAGTCGTTACTTTTGTGAATATTTTTAGCAATAGATCTATTTGATTGACGATATTCATAAACTGATTTTAATATTGAATGTGAAACAGGATCTATTTTTGATAATCGTAAGATGGCTTTATCCACAAGATCCGCCTCACTTTCGCTTAATAACGGTCTATCAATTCGCATGCACCCTTCTTCAATAACAATTGAAGATTTATAAGGGTATTCAAGCCCTGTTCTTATACTACGCCGGACGTTTCCCCATGCCCTCATAATTTCTTTTATATTTCTGCTCATAATTTACCTGACTAATAAGAAATGAGAGAAGTGCTGCAACAAATATTCTGCAATATATTTGTTGTATTACTCCACAAGTTATAAATTAACTGTACCAGATTTTAACATTTAGACATCTTTACGTCTAGACTTCTGTTAATTAATAACTTTCATACCAAATACTTTATCTAAAAAGTGGATTAACAATAGAATTTGCGATCCGTATTTGTTTTCCCATTCTTCTACATTCGCATGTAATTCATTATGATGATAACGACAAAGTGGTAATGTGAATATATCATGCGCTTTGCTACCCATTTTACTTTGCCCATATCCAATAATATGGTGCGGATCATCAGCTTGTTTACCACAGCATACACACGGTTGAGTTTTTACCCATTGCGTATACTTTTCACATTCCCATCTTTTTAATTTTGGTCTTAACATAAATGATTCTGGGGATTCAGGATCAACATTGATTTTTTTAATTGGTTTGGCTAATGCTTGAATGTGTTGATATGCTTTTTCGCTATCAATAGATAATCTTGGGCCAGAACGGTCATCACTTGCGATTAACTCAGATTCTTTATAGACAGATTGAATTGTTTCAACAGTTCTATTGTGCAATAGTCTGGCCATGTTCTCTGGTATGATATCATATAATTTATTTATAACGGCCCACCAGCCTAATTCTTGTAATGATAACTGATGATCAAGTCCAAGCTTTAATTCTGTAAGAATAGATTCGATTAAAAATAATTTCAGATTGTGTAAAGCAATAGACTTTATCTTCTCATTGATGACTAACTCTTTATTATGATGCCAGCATACCCGGATAAAACTATCTCCTACTATTTCATTAACTGATTCGTGATAACAATATTCACCATCCTCTAACTGACATTTGTAGTTTTTTGTTAACCAATGATTGAAGTCGTATCGCTTTTTTAGTAGTTGTAGGACCGTGCTATGAAATAAAAAAGGGTCAATATACTTATTATTAAGTAAGGACTGCTCGTCTTTTATAATTCCTGATTTGATACCTGCGTGCTTTTCATCACTTTGAGAAATAACTATACGATTGCCGTTAGATAGTTTTTTTAACACATCAGTACCAGGTTTAAGAATAATAATCCCCAGTTCTTGCTGATAATAAGGTGTGAGTAACACTTTCATTAAATACTCCACATTGTTATGTGTCAGTCTGCACTCTGACACTGTTTGAATATACATTATATAAAATAATTAAAAAAATAAAACTTTTTACTTGACTTCGTACGTACGAAATTGATATATTAAACACATCAGGAATAGACGGAGTTAAAACAAATGGCTAGAGAAAAAACATACAAATTAAAATGGGCTAATGATATTCAGGAAGGCGACAATAACGGGAATTCATATGTTGCGAACGATGATGAAAACAAAAAAATTATTGCTAATTTTTTAAAAGAACAAATCGAAACAGAAGGCTCAAAATTAACGTTAGATTATTTGACTAAAACTATCAATATTGAACAAACTGCTATCATTGATTTTTGGTTTAATAATCAAGTTGAATTAACTGAATTAAAGGGTGAAGCTAAGGGCTATAATAAAATAATGTATACAGATGGTAAAAATAAAATTGAACTTCAATTGAGAGATGTATACACAGCTAGCGTTACGTTTGAAAATTGGAACGTTATTGAATTTTACGATAAATTTGGTGATTTATATTATGAATGTGAAATAGCA